ATGACAAACGAAGAGAAGATTTTAGAAATGCTTGCATCTATGCAAAAGGATATTTCTAGCATAAAAGAGGACGTAACGGAACTGAAGGATGACGTAACGGAGCTAAAGGATGACGTAGCAGAACTAAAGGAGTACGCAACAGAAACCCGTGAGGGTGTGAACAAGGTAGCTGAGTGGGCAGACAATGCGGGTTTCCTCCTGAAAATTCCTTTTTCCAAGCCCGCGTCCGGGCAGTAACTACATAGCTTGACAGACGGTGCCGGATATCCGCTGCCGTCTGTTTTGTTTATCGAATAAAAGTGCCCCGGCCAGCTTGACGGAGCTGCCCGAGGCGAGCCGCCAGCAGAAGAACAACCAACCACCAGAGGCAAGGCCATTATAACACAGCCTAGCCTCCCACAACAAGGAGGAGCAATGAAACTTACCCGTGAACACGTAGCCCTGGTGATCTACGAGGAGCTGAAGGAGTGCGAGGCCATCAAGGACAGCCCCGGCCCGCACCCCTTTGGGCGGTACAGCATCAGGGACTTACATATCGCCGCCATCAATGAGCTGTGGGACCTCGCGCAGCTCCTGGGCGTGAGCAAGAGACTGCATGAGCTGAACGAGGACAGACCCGCCTGATGATAGACTGTTGGGTGCAGTCCGAAACCTCCTCAGATTGGAGCGGCAAAAGAATGGGCGCGTTCTCATCCCGGCGGACACCGATGTGAGACCCTTCCCCCGGAAGTGAAGCAGCGCCTTGCGGAACAACAACGCACCTACTTCGGCGCAAAGTTGAGCGCAAAAAGGATGCAGCCGATACCGATAAACCTAACGACGAATAAAGAGAGCTGGAGACCCGGAGTGATCCGGGTCTCCAGCTCTCTTTATGTCTTGCCCTCAGCCTTGCCGTTGCCGCTCTTCTCCTTCATGGCTTCCAGCATGTTTTTGAGGAAGGGCGGCAGGGGGACCCCCATCAGGCCCAGGTTCTCCAGGATGCTCAGTCCCTCGTTGGCGATGAAGAACAGGCACACCGCCACACGCACGTATGCGGCCCCCAGCAGCTTGTCCAGCCAAACGGCCACCAGCACCAGGGCCAGGATGCCCACCTTTCTCACCAGCCCCTTAAACCCGGCCCGGCTCTCCAGCGCTCCGCCCTCGCTCTTGGGGGATTTTTTGAACACGGCCGCCACCACCCAGCCGGTGGCGTAGTCCACGGCCATACATCCGATAAGTACCTGCAGCGTCACGTCCCAGCCTCCAAACAGGTTTGCAAGGACGCTGCCAATTGCGGCAAGTGTCACCAGCACCATATCCTTAATGTTGACAACGGTCTCCACGTCACACGCTCCTTTCCGGCGTCACGGGCCTATCGGCCATGTTGAACATCATCTGGAGCGTCACCAGGAGGTCGTCCGTCAGGTGGAGCCTGCCCGCGCCGTCGCCTCTGATAATGCCGGTCTCCACCGCCCGCCTCACAAGCCCCTGCGCCCACTTCGGCACCTCGTCCATATCCGTGTATACCCTGGGCTGCGCGGACCTCACGGCCTCGTCCACGAGGGCCTGCACCTCTTGCCTGGTCATTTCGCTTCCCTCCAATCGCTTTTTAAACGTCTCCCACGCCGCCCCGTCGTTGACGTAGGGCGCTGGGCAAATCTTGCCGGTTACGTCGTAATGGCGGAGCACATGGGCGGCGTCGATGCCGTGCCGGGCCATGATATCCCGGGCCAGCTCCACCGTCCTGTCCACGGTCTCCGGGTCAAAGTACCACTTCCCCGCCCCGTCCCGGTGGCAGCACATCTCAATGCCGATGCTGTTGGCGTTGCGGCAGTCGGGATGCCTGTACCTGCCGTCGCTGCGGCCGCAGTGGGAGGCCACGCAGTCCTCCGCCACGCTGGCCCACACGTCCGCGCCGTCCTCGGTGTGGCCGACAAAGTAGTGGGCGCTGGCCCCGATGCCCGGCGTGTTGTGGTAGTACCATGCGTTCTGTCGGGCGTCTCCCAGCGCTCCGACATAGTGGATCACCAGCCACCGGACCGGCTTCACCCGCCTGCCCTGATGGTTTCTGGGGTTGCAGGGGTAGTCCTTGCGTATCTCCATCACTGCTCCACCTCCTGGATAAATCCGGGGTATCCCTTGGCCTTCAGCTCGTCCCGCAGACGCTCCGCGTTGGCCTTGACGGAGAACGCCCCCACTTGGACCCTGTACAGGGTCTTGGGCTCCTCCCGCGTCTCCCTGGGAAACACCAGCAGCCACCCCCGGCAGATGCGTTTTTGGCTGGGCTGCACGTCCATCCCCGGCCCGAGGCTCCCCTGGCTGCTCCAGGAGCCGTCCCAACGCAGGATGTCCACGCACCCGGCCCCCAGCATGGCCGCCACGGCCTCCTCGCCGGTCAGGCCCGCGTCCCTGGAGGCCAGCAGGCACACCACCGAGCCGTCTCCCTTGACGCCCGTATACGTCACTCCGTTTCGGCTGTAGGCGGTCTTGTTGTTGAGCCGCCCGCCCAGATACGCCGCCTGGCCTGCCGCCGCATAGTCCCACTCGGCGTCCTCCTTCCAGCCGGTGGAGACCCGCCCGGCAGCGTCGATGCAAATGCCGGGGAAGTCGTATTTCTCGTAGACCCATTTGCCCCGGAGCATCACGCCGCCGTTCTGGTGGTCAAAGTACTTCACCCCGGCGCCGGGCTGAGCCGCCAGCGCGAAATACCACAGATTGATGATGGCACAGCACCCGGTCCGCTTCTTAATCTCCTGCCACGTCAGGCGGTCCACGTTATCAAAAAGCTCAAAGCGGTACTTGTCCTGGGGGTAGGTCGCTATCTTGTAATTGCTCATATGTATCTCACCTCACTCCCGCCGTGGCGGGTGGTTTTGCCGTAGTCGGGTCAGCCGATGGCAATATAGTCGTACACAAGGTCGCTCTGGTTGAGCTGCTGCGAATCTCCATCGGCATACCAGCTCAGGCCGTCAGACCTCCATGTGATGTTGGCCTTATAGAGAGTATTGCCTATGACCGCCGTCTTCCCCTTTGGTGTGCCGGACACCCACCCGAAGCCGCCGTAAGACTCCTCTGCCCGGCATGTTATAATCACCAGCTTAGGCGCAAAGCCAAGCGTCAAGGCATTGGGGTTGCTGGCCCCGTACTTTCCCGTCCCCGTATAGCTCCCGGCGGCTGTCTTCACGCCGCCGATTACCTGTTCTTCCGGGATATACAGCGGGGTTCCGTGCGCGTCCGTGATGAAGGTCGGCACTGACGCTGTAAAAGTATCGGGCAAAACAATACAGGGGCGGATGGTGTATGCGCCCGAACCGGTGCCCCGGCGTGCCTCTCCTGTCGTGCCGACAAGCAATATGCTTGTTGCTCCGGTGCTGCTATGGCAGTACGGGGAGCGGGTCTCCCAATTTTGAGCGGTACCGCTCATAAGCCCGATTCGTTTTTTGTTTGCTTCAGTTGTTTCTCCACTCAAAAAGTAGGCGAATTTGGCGCCCTCTGCGGGGAAGGTGGCGCCGTCAGAGGCCGATTTTGTCAACCCCAGCTCATACCCGGACGGGAGCCATACCTTTGCAGCCAATCCACTCTCCCCGGACGTAACCGCCGTTCCATTTCCGCTCCCCGCCCGGTAGGGTATCTTGACCTGCTTTATTGCAGCCTGAACATCAGCGTCCAGCTTCGCAATGAAGGTATTGTTGAGGTAAGTATGGATAGTGCTGTTGGCGTAGTCGTTTACGTCGGCACTGTGCCATTGGCGCTTTTCGTAGATATCCTTCATCAGCAAAACAGTACCGCCGGTAAAGGTGCTGGAGTAGATGCCGGAGGGCTTCCCGTGATGGACCACGATCCACTCTCTGGGCGCTCCGTCCACCTTGAGCACGATGGTCTCCCCCACCGCCACGCTCCCCAACGTGACCGGCGTCTTCTGCGCCAACACCATTTTCTCCAACACGGAGGGCGGCGCGGCCCGCTGGCCTACTAGCTGACCTCTAGCCATGCTGCACCTCCTTTTTGTCCACAATCCGGGTCCGGGCTACCCTGTAATAAGAGTGCCCCCCCCCGGTAATTTTTGATAATTCTCATTGCTTGCCCTCCTCTGTGGAGTTCTCCACAGCCGTGATTTCGTCCGCCTCGGCCCGGCTCAACCGCCCGGCCTCCACCAGCGCATTGATGCGCTCCGCGCCCCACAGCCTGGGGTAATATTTCTTCGCCAGCTCGTACACGCTCACAGGCTCACCCCCTGCAGCGCCGCCAGATAGTCGATATCCGCCCGGTTGCGCTCCTCCAGCGTGGGCTCCGGCTCCGGCAGCGGCTCCGGCGCGGGCCGCTCGGTGGGCGTCACCCCCACCAGCTTCCCGCCCTCAATGGTCAGGTCGCAGTATCCGCAGGTATCCCATGCCGCCGCCTCCAGATGGGCGGGGACCTCTATGTACCCCTCCAGCCAGCAGGCCCTCCGGCCGCTCTGCTGCTCAATCCGGTGCAGGCCGTTCCCAACTGAGTCAATCTGAATGATGGTCATATTACGCTAGCCTCCTGTCTTGATAGCTACATAGTTGTAAACGCTGGGGCTGCTATTGACTACAACATCCGACCGGGTAAAGGATTTAACTAAAAACCCATTGGCCGTGCAAGTGATATAGTCCTTGGCCGAGTCCTTGCCTGATGCGTAGTTTGCAGGACTCCCGGATACTGCAAGCCCGCCATAGTGCATAGAAAAGCCGGAGTTCTGGAAAGCCATGCTGCCATCTGCCATCACCAGCAGCACAATATCAGGCTGAAATCCAAGGTTAATCGTCCGTGTTTCCGCGTCGTCGCCCTGGTAGGAGCCGTACACAATCCTGCCCCGCAGGGCGGCGGGCGCGGGCATTCTCTGCCCGACGACAGTCCCTCTGCTCATCGTATCACCTCAATTCCAACACTCATCGCTGCGGACGGCTTGGCCGTCTGCTTGCAGTAGAATGTCACCTTGCCCGCCGCGCTGTCCACGTAGGGCTCCAGCGTGTCCCAGGCGTCCATCTGGGCCGCCGTGGTCCCCGTCAGCCGGGCCTTGGGCACGTCCGCAGCCAGCATCCAGCTCACCGTAACCGCCTGGCTCCAGTTCCCCGCGCTCCCCGTCCACCCGGTGGTGCTCAGCGTCCCCGTTGCCGTCTTCCGCTCCGCCTTGGCGCTCAGCGCAGTGGACAGCCCCGTCACATCCCCCGTTCCATGCGTGTGCGCTGTCGGCGTCATGCTGGCGGGGAAGTCGGTAATCTGGCTCCTGGTATGTGTGTGGCTCAGCGCGGCGTACACCGTGCCCAGCTTCGCCTTCATAGCCGTGATCAGGTTGGCAAAGGTGATCCGCTTGGTGGCGGAGCTGGCCGCCGAATCCAGCAGCGGCAGGGCGTCCGCGTCGGCCAGCGTGGTCTTCGCCGCCGCGCCGCTGAGCTTTGCCTCCTTTTCGTCGCTCAGCCCCTTCAGCGCGGCGTCGATGGCCGCCGCGTTGGCGTTGAGTATTTCAATATCCACGGTGTCGGTTCCGTCCGGCATATTGAGCTGATAGTTGGTCGTCTTTCTCATTTTCCGCTCCCCTCTAAAGGATTCTCAGCCGGTCCCATGTGCTGCTCCCCGCCTCGGTCCATGTGACGGCTGCCAGGTTGTCCCAGACGTTGTAAAGGTACTCGAAAGAAAACGCCAGGTGGGCGGGCTTGGCCTCCACCACGGCCTCCTCCAGCCCCTTGATGTTGGCGGGGACGCCCTTCACGCCCACGAACTTGATCACAAAGCGGTACTCCTCCGGGTAGACGATCACCTCCGCCTCGCCGTTGGCAAAGGCGGAGGCCACGTTGACCAGGGCCTGCCGCGTAGTGGTCCCGGCCCCCCGGAGCTTGGCCTTAACCCGCTCCCGGCGGAATGCGTAGGTCTTCCCGGCGTCGCTCTCCAGGCCAAAGGCCCGCTCCCAGTAGACGAGGCCCCATGTGGCGGTCTCCAGCGCAAGCTGCCTTGCAAAGCCGTCAAACCATGCCCGCAGCCGCCCGGCCTGCCAGCCCATCACGCCCTGGAGAGCCTGCATCTCCTCGCTCCCCCGCCACTGCGGTGGGATTCTGGACAGGAGGTCCACTGGCCGGGCGTCGTCGCCGCCGGGCCCGGCGTCGCTCAGGCCGTAGCCCGCAGCGCCATAGCGCCCTTCGCCGTACTTCATCAGCCGCCGCCCCCCTTTAGGGCGTCCCAGGTCAGGCCCCCGGTGGGGAGATAGCCGGTGTGGGTGTGCCCCGTGTCCGCCTTGCCGTCCAGCGCCCCGCTCAGCCCGGTCACGTTGGCCATGGTGTGCAGGTGGGAATTATCCTTGACGGCGGGGCTTGGATAGGTCCCCTCCAGATCCCCCCCGGCCGGGCCGGAGGGCGGCAGGCTGGACGGCACGCCGGGTATGGTGGGCTTGTCGCTCAGGTCGTTGTAGCTCCCGCTGAAGGCAACGGTCTTCAGGTCCGCGAACCATTTCATGACCTTCCCCAGGAGCACGGAGAGCTTTTCACCGCTCACCAGATTGGCCCGCGCCCCCGCCTGCGTGAAAGTGGGCGTTTGGTCGTTGGTGGCCACGTTTGGGACGCTCTCCAGCCCCACATCCGCCTTGGAGGGCGTCCAAGTGCTGGGCCTTGCCCCCACCTGTGCCGCCGTTACGCCGTGGGGGTTGCTCTTGCTCACGGCATGGGCAATGAGGTCGGCGTCCTTTGCCATCGGCACGTTTTCCGTCCCGGTGCCGAGGTACAGCTTTTTCTCATCGGTCACAAAGCCCGGCTCGCCCTCCGACAGGATGGGCAGCTTTGCCTTGGCCCCTCTTTTCAGTTGCAGCTTACGGCTCATAGGCCCTCCTTAAAACGTCCCGCCGTCGATATCGCCCACGCTCAGCACCCCGGAGGCCATGGCAAGCCCGGCCCCCACCTTCACGCCGCCCAGGACGCTGGCCGAAGCCGTGGGCAGGGTGTAAACCGTGTCCTGCCCCGGGATGCCCAAGGCCGTAATATCGGACTTTGCCACCGCCGTGGCCGCGCTCACATGCCCGGTAGCGTCCACCGTCACCTTGTAAAGCCCGGCGGTCTTGGCCGTGTAGGCGGGATGCACGTACTTGTTGTACAGAGCGTCAAAATAGGTCTTCAGCGCCGCTTTCAGCGTGGAGAATTTGACCTTCTTCGTGGCGCTCGACGCGGCGCTGTCCAGTGCCGCCAGCAGATCCGCGTCCGCCAGCGAGGTCTTCTCCGCAGCGTTTTTTAAGAGTGCCTCCTTGCCGGAAATTTGTGTCGTAATCGTCGCGGCAAAGTTCGGGTCGTTGCCCAGGGCGTCGGCCAGCTCCTTGAGGGTGTCCAGAGCCTCGGGTGCGGAAGCCACCAGGGCGGACACCTTGGCCGCCACCTGCGCCTCGGTCTGGTACGCGCTGTCGTTGGTGAGCTGGGACACCTTCGTGGGCAGCCCCGTCACTTTGCTGGCCGGAATGCTGGGCAGGTCCTCAATGGTCAGCGCCGCCCCCGCCGTCACCCGGCCCTTTGCATCAACGGTGAGCTTGGTGTAGGTCCCCGCCGTCAGCCCGCTCATGGTGGCCAGGGTCAGCACCAGCTCCACCGCCTGGGTGCCGTCAAAGGGAACCGCCGGGCTTGTGGCGTCTCCGCTGATCGAAAACTCCCGGGCATTCATCAGCTTCACCGCCTGGTCCGATGTGCCGCCCTTCGGGTTGATATGAACCTTGCCTGCCGTGGTTCCGATATAGACATTTCCAGTGTCCAGGGCTACGGCCATCTCGCCCTCGGATAGGACCAGATTCTCCACACCGACCTGAGCGCCTCGCTTAATTCGGATTCTTCCCGCCATGGTTTATTTCCCTCCTATGTTCCGTTTCCATCGATATCCAAATTTTGATGAGCCATTGGATTTGCCATGTGCTCCTCCAACGTCTGGGACGTGTCTGCTGCCGCCGAATAGTTCCCGTCCACCAGCATCCACGGGTGGGCCGTCCGGGAGGTCTCGTGCAGCGTCAGGGCATCCGCGTCGTCAAACGTCCCGAAGTCGATATCGCCGGACACCACCTCCGCCGGTAGCTGCTCCACGGGCACCGTCCCGCCCACCAGGTCGGCCTTGCGCTTCAGCGCTCCGTCCAGTGCCAGCCGGTCGGCCTCGGCCTCCGCCGCCAGGCCCTCCAGGTCCCCCTGGAGCTGGTTGATATCATCGGCCTCCACCACGTCGCCGGTGGTCTCGTAGCTGAGATAGAGCACATCCGCCGCCGCGAAGACCCGCAGCCACAGCTTCCACTCGGCCCCGTCCCGGATTTCGGTGGTGTAGTTGAGCACCTTCTCCCCCTGCCGCCCCGGCAGGGTGTAGATTTCAATGGTGGCCGGGTCCACGTTGTCGTGCCCCGGCCAGCCCTCCCAGCGCCCGCCGGAGAGGGTCAGCGCCTCGTCGGCAATCACGTAGGGGGTATCCCTGCGGTTGAGCTTGGCGGTGTACCTCACAGCGCCACCTCCACCCTGCCCAGCCTTGGGAGCTGCCCCACGGCGAGCTGAAGGTTCCCTTCAGAGCCGTTCATGGTCAGCGCGCCGAAGTCCAGCACCCCGGGAATGCTCAGCAGCTCCATGGCCACGGCGTTGTGCCGCAGGGTGTAGGTGTCCCCGGCGTAGTCGATCTGCGTCACGCCCGCGCCGCAGTGGGCGGCGTACCAGCGGTAATGCTGCGCCACGCTGCTCTCGGCCTGGGCGCGGAAGTAGGCCCCCAGGGCGGCGGTCAGGGCGCTCTGGACCTGGGCCAGGGTGGCGGAGGCGTCCAGCAGCAGCCCGGAGACGGAGACGGCGATCTCCACCGCCTCCATGCCCGCCACGGTGACGGCGGGCCCGATGGGCATTTCCTCCCGGATGTGGGCCTCCACGGCCTCCAGAATGGCCCCTGCGGCCTCTCCCAGGTCCTTGTCGGAGACCAGCACCCTGACGCTCCCCGGCCCGGCCCACAGGGGCAGGACCTTGCACAGCCCCACCCCGTCCACCTCCCTGGCCCACTGGTCGTAGTGGTAGACGTTGCCGGAGGTGGGGGGCTTCCTGCGGCGCTCGTAATACCGCGCCACCAGCTCCGCGTCGGTCTCGGCGTCGGTGCCGCCCCGGGCGGCACCGGCGGCAAAGCCGTCCAGCCCCAGGGGGTTGACGTACATCCGGCAGATGGCCCCGGCCTCCACGTTGTAGGCGCTCCCCACCTCTGCGGCCTCCAGCTCTCCCACGGCCGCGCCGTCCTCCCCGATGGCCACGGCCTCCGTCAGCTCAAATTCCAGTCCCCCGGCGGTGAGAAAGACCGTCCCGGCGGCGAGGGCGGTCCCCGCCCGGCCGGTCAGGGTGATCTCCGCCCGGGCCCTGGTGCCCGCCTTCCGGGTCATTCCGATGCTCCCGCTCTGGAGGTCGATATATCCCCCGGAGGTCTCGTCGATGTAAAAGGCCGGAATAAAGGCGTCCAGCGTCCGCAGCATCTCCCAGTACTGCACGGCCAGCGCCCCCCAGGTCACGTCCAGGAAGCTCCCCTCCCTGGCGGACAGCTTGGGGTAGTGCTCCGCCACGTAGTCCAATATCTCTTTCTTGACCGTCTCGACGGTCAGGTCTTCAAACATCGAAGCTCACCTCCCCGTATATCGTCTCCAGCTTCAGATCCATGGAGAATCTGCCGCCGCTGAAGGCGGTCCCCGATACCCGCACCCCCGTGATGTAGGGGCTTACCATCAGGGCCTCCCGGACGTAGCGCTCCGCCTCGGCCAGCTTGGTGTCCTCGCCGTAGGGCTGGCCGGTGAGGGCGGCCAGGGAGCACCCGTAATCGGGGCTGAACTGCTCCCAGCGGTAGCGGGCGGTCCCCACGGCGTTGACCGCCCAGGTCAGCACGGCCTCCAGCCCCTCGGCAAACACCGGCTCGCCGTCCTGCCAGCGGGGCGCGTTCCGCTCCCGGTCCCAGGCAATATCCCGGTACAGGGGCAGGCTCCGCCGGGCGTCCTCCGCCGGGCCGGGGGCGATGGGAAAGAGCTCCTTAACCACGCCGCAACCCCCTCCCGTCCCTGTCACGCTCCGTCACGCTCGCGGGCGGGCCGCCTTCCCTCCGACTCCGGCCAAACCCGGCCGAGCCTTGCGGGGGTCGGCTCCGCCTGGGCTTTGCCCGTCGCTCCAGTCCAGGCTCCCCTGCTCGCGGCCTGCGCGCTTCTCTCATGCGTCCACCACCTTACACAGGATATAATACCGCTCCCCGTCCCCGGTCAGGAGGACCACCCGGTCCCCGGCCCGGAGCTTTTCCGGCGCGCCGTCGTCCTCGGTCCAGCGCCAGTCCAGGGCGGGATTTACCGCCAGGTCCCCGGCCTCCAGCGGCAGCCCATGGGCCGCCACCCGGAGGGGCAGTCCGTTCCCCGCCTGAAGCACCAGCCCCTCGGGGGCGGACTTCGCCACGCTCGGCGTGAGGAGCGCCGCCATCTCAGCAAAGGGGTCCATGGTCATTTCTCCTTTCCCGCATTGGTCTCGTCCATCAGGTTTCTGAAGTTCAGGTCCAGCTTGGCCACGTACTGGCCGTTTTTCCACTGGTGGCGGTCGCTGTCGATCCAAAAGAGCCCCGCCGCCCCGGCGGAGGTCTCCCGGACCACCACCGCCTCCCCGGAGATGAGGTCCAGGTCGCCCAGGCACTCCACCGTCACCGTCTGGGCCGGACCGTTGTCCTCCAGCAGCTCCCCGGCCTCCGCCGCCGCGTCCGCGCCCCTGCGCTGGGTGACGGCCCGCTCCATGAGTCCGTAGAGGGCCACGGCGTCGTCGTCCCGGACCACCCGGAGCTTATTTCCGTACTCGTCGTATACGGCCACGCTGTCCACCAGCTTTTCAATGCTCTCCGCGATGGAGGAGTGCATGATGGTCTGCCTGGGGGCCAGGATGCAGTCGCTCTCCACGGGCTTCTCCAGCACGGAGAGGGCCTTTCCCTCCACCCGGATCACATACCGCCGCCCGGTGGTCTCGGCGGCCTTGGTGTAGAGGGTATTGATGATTTTCTGGCAGGCCACGCCGGTAAACTTCCGGCTCACCGCCGCCCCCGTGGCGGCAATCCGCCCCGGGGTAAAGCCGAAGTCGGCGCAGATCTGCCGCACGGCGGCCTCGGGCGCACCGTGCCAGTTGTACCAGCCCTGGCAGGCGGAGAGCCGCCGCCCCTCGTCCAGGCAGCGGTGGGAAATGGCCGCGCCGCCGCCGGTGCGCTTGCGGTAGACCACCATGCCCTCAAAGACCGCCCTCCCCGCGCCGTCCTCCACGGACACCGCCGTCCCCATGGGGCAGTCCACCCGGGGGAGGTCCGCGTCCAGCTCAGACGCCGCCATGTCAAAGGCAAACTCCCGGGCGCACCGCTTGATGCTCCCGCTCCAGGTGTAGCCGGTCAGCAGCCGGGTAATCTCCCGCCGCCCCGCAGCCGTGGGGACGAAGACCTTCAGGCCGTCGCCGCCCCTACCAGAAAAACGTGCCAAGGCCGCCCGCCTCCCTCTCTTCCTTCAGGGTGGTCATCACCCGCTGTCCCGTCTCGGTGCGTACAAATTTGGTGGCCCCGGCCACCCTGGCGGACCGGGCCGTGGGCGCGGCCGCCGCCGGGAGCGCGTCCAACCCCGGGATGGTCAGCACCTGTCCGGGGAAAATCAGGTTGGGGTTTGCAATGCTGTTTGCCTTGGCCAGGGCCAGGTATTTGCTCTCGTCGCCGTAGAAGCGCCGGGCAATGGCGGACAGGGTGTCCCCCTCCGCCACCACGTAGCTGCCGGACGCGGCCAGGGCCGCGTCCGCCCCCCGTACCTCCCGGGCCGCCGCCGTCTCCGGCGCGTCGGGCGTGCGGTACTGCCGCAGGGCGATGGCGGCGTATACGTCGTTGGTGCCGTCCTTCTCCCGGTATTCCACGCTCTGGATGAGCACCAGGGCGTTGAGGGGCGTCCCGGACACGATGTAGCGCACGCTCCGCCGGGCGTCAATCCACCGCTCAATCCGCTCCAGATACCACCAGGGATTGAGCACCGTCCCCGGCTCGTTGAAGGGGTAGTCCCTGGCCGGAAAGAAGCACTCCACGCTCCGTTTGTCCAGGGTGCCGTAGCCGGGGAGGTTCAGGTCCCCCAGCCGGTCGATGTTGACCTGTTCCACGTTGATGCCGTGCTCCCAGCCGTACCCGGCCGGGGTCACGGGGAGCACCAGCTCCACTCCCGCCGCCGCGTCCACAAAAATCTGTCTGCGTCTCATAGGCCGTACTCCCCCGCCAACCGGGCCAGCCGGATTTCCTGCATCAGCTCCCTGGCCACGTCCTGGATATCGCTCTCCTGGCGGATGTGGAACTCGTTGCCCGTAATCACGACGCCCCCGCCGCCCCCGCCGGAGGCGCGGCCCCGGGCCTCGGAGGCCGGGACGATCTCCTCGTCCTGGTGGAGCAGGGCAAAGTAGTTGTCGTAGGGCACCCGCTTCAGGCCGGTGGCGTGGGAATTGACCCCCATCCCCGCCGCGAGCAGGTCTCCCTCGGCCTCCATCCGCTGGGTCCAGGCTGTGGAAAAGCCGCCCTCGCCGTCCCCCTTCGGGCCCAGCATGAACTGGCTGAACGCCGACGCCGCCTGTCCCTTGTCCTGCTGCTGGCCCATGAGGTACTCGGGCATATGGGCCTGGAGCGCCGCCGTGTTGTCCTGGAGGGCCTTCACCAGATCACGCTCCGCCTCCTGAACGCCCTTGGCCGTGTCGCTGACGTTGTAGGCGTCCTCGGCCAGCCCCTCGGCCGCGCTCTTGAGGCGTTCCATGTTGGCGGCCGCGACGGCCTTCGACTCGTCGTCCCCCTCGTCAAACTGCTTTTGCAGGGCGGCGTACTCCTCGTGCATCGCCTGGAGGGTCCCCGCCTGCTCCTCGCCGTAAAGGCTGGTGGGGCCTCCCAGCAGCAGGGCGGACATGGCCTCCCGCTGGTACTGGCCGGACAGGTTCTCCGCCAGGGCCTTTCCCTCTCCGATGTAGGCATTCATCTGCTCCAGGGCGGCTCCCGCCTCCCCCTGGAGGAATGCGATATTGTCCTGGAGGCCCAGCTTCGCCTTCTCGTTGTAGGCGTCGCCCTGGGCGCTGCGCATCTCCTGGGTCCATCCCTCCATGGTGGAGGAGAGGCCCGCATAAGTCAGGGACTGTTCCTCCATGGCCCCGCCGTAATCCTTCTGCATCCTCTTGATGAGGAAGTCCGCAACCTCCCGGCCGCTGTAATTGCCCTTGGAGATGTTTTCGTACACCTGGGCCACAGAGATGCCGTCCTTCTCCGCCAGCCAGTTCAGCGCCCCGATGCCCCGCTCGGTCATCAGGTTGATGTATTCCAGGCTCGCCTTGTCGGTGGACTGCATCCGCCCCAGGGCGGTGGCCACGGTGTTGATATCCGCCGTGCCCATGCCCAGCGCGGCCCCCGTGTCGCCCACGGCGGTCAGCGTGGGGATGATCTCATCCACCGCCGTGCCGAACGTCAACATGGTCTTGGACAGGCCCGTGATGTCGTCGTAGAGAAACGGCGTGCTGTTGGCCAGAGTCTTCACCTCGTCCAGATAGCTGACGGCATTCTCCCGTCCGCCCAGGAGGGTGGCAAAGGAGGTGAGGCTGGTCTCCCGGCCGGACGCGATTTGCCCGCCGCTCTCCAGCTCGGCGGTCCGGGCGCTTTGTAGCGAGCCGTACTGGTCGCGGACGTAGCTTTTAAATGCGTCGTCCTGCTCCTTGAAGATGTCGGCCGCGCCCCCCACCAGCCCCGTCAAGCCGCCCACGGCGGCCCCGATGGCGGTTCCGATGCCCGGAATCACCGAGCCGATGGCTGCCCCGGCCGCCGCGCCGGAGATGCCCCCGGAGAGGGCGGAGCCCACGCTTCCCCCCAGGGCGGAGCCCAGGAAGGTGTCCGTCACCTGTCCCAGGCTCTGCCCCAGCATCCCCATGAGCCCCGCCTTCCCCAGCGTCCCCAGAACGTCGCCGCCGGCGGCCCCTCCGCTTCCGGCCCCGCCGTTATTCCTGGCACCCGCCCGGTTATCCGCCCTGGATGCCGCGTCGGAGGCGGCGTCGATATCTCTCTGCGTCCTTCTGGCCTGCTGGCTCACCACGGAAAGCTGCTCCGTCAGGTTGGAGTAGTCCGCCTCGGCGGCGGCCAGCGCCGCCCGCTTGGTCGCCTTTTCCATCTCGTCCGTCCCGGCCTCGGCCTCCTTGAACGCCCTTCTGGCCTGGGCCAGCTCGTTCTTCGCCCGGGTCAGGTCCACCTTCAGGTCAACCCTCTTGCCATTGAGCCTGTCCAGCTCCTTTTGCAGCTCCGTCACATCGGAGCGGAAGGGCGTGCAGGCGTTGCGCATATTGATAATCGCCTGCGAAAAATTGTCCTGGAGCTTCAGTGCGATGCTGGCTTCCGCCATGCTACTCCCTCCCCTCTAAGTAGTCCGTCAGCAGTCCCCGGATGAGCAGCTTCTCCCCGTCGCTCAGCCGGTAGTAGGTCCCCGGGAGAATGCCGTGGCGGATGAGGAGCCACTGTGCGGTCTGCAACTCCCCATCCGTCCTCAGTTTTTTGAGATGTCCTCCAGCACGCCGGGTCCGTAGCCCGCCAGCTCGTCCAGCTCACGGGCCAGGGCCCGCAGCTCGCCGGGCCGCAGCAGCTTCTTCAGGGCGTCCGCAGGCGTCTCACAGCCCATCTTGTCCTCGTACCAGCGTGGGTCCCGCAGGTTGGGCTCCTGCACGCCCTCCAGCACATAGTTGGCGTCCCGGTCCTTCTGAAGACCGGCCGCCGCCTCAATCTGGGCGCTGGTCAGCTCCCGCAGGGTGAAGACCACATCCTCCCCCGCCAGCTCGGAGAGGCGCTTAATCTTCTTCTGCCTCAGCTCCGGCTTGGGCAGCTCCAGCCCCAGCAGCCTGTCCATGGTCGTACTCATCGCTTTATCTCCTCTCTCGTCGCCGGGCCCCCTTCGCGGGCCCCTTTACCGCTCCGCAATCCTGTCCAGCAGCTTGTAGCCCGTGAAGGTGAACGGCACCGAATGCCGGGTGACACTGGCCGCCTTCCAGTTGGCAAGCTGCACCTCGTCGAAGTTGACCCCGTAGAGGGCGATGCGCTCCGCGCCCCAGGAGGCGGGGTCCGCCAACTGGCAGATAATCTTGTCCCGGCCGTAGCCCCCGGTCTCCGGGTCCCCCTCGTCCTCAATCATGGCGCTGTCCACCTTCAAAAACTCCAGGGTCCCGGTGCCCTTCTTCTTGGTCATTTTGGTGTCTTCCCACAGCTCGCCGCAGAGGTTGACCGCCTCCTTGGTCTTGGCCACCTTGGCCGTGAACCCGCTGACCTCGGCCATAATCCGCCCGGTGCGCCATACCTGGCCGTAAGTGCCGTTGATAACGCGCTCTGCGCTGTCAATTGTCACTGACATATCCTATCCCCCCTATACTTCATACCGAATGAGGAAATCCTCCATGGTGTCCAGTATCTTCACCAGCCCCAGCAGGAAGACATAGCTCCCCGTGTCGGCCTCCCGGATCTCCTGGTCGGTCATGCTCCCCACGTCGGCTCCGCTGTTTTTCAGCCATTTGCGCTGATTATCCAGGTCCAGGTCCATGCTGCTGCGTCCCTTCTGGAGGATGTCCGGCTCCAGGGTTTTAAAGAAGGTCTCGAAGGCCAGCAGGAGCAGCAGCTTATTCGGGTAGCTGTTGGCGCACTTGCCCCGGTAGCCGTGCTTGATGGTGGTCGTCCCGAAGTAGGTCAAAAGGTCCATGGTCTCCACGATTTTGACCTTCTTCCAGTCCTCCTTCTGGTCCGCGCCCACCGTCACCAGGGAGTTGACCGCCCGGGCGATCTCCACCTGCACCCCGTCCCGGATGAGGAAAAGCTCCCCCTTGCCCACCCTGGCGTCCGCGTCCTCCACAGCGGGGACCCCCGTCACCTCGGGCAGCACGCAGGAGGTGGCCGAGCAGGTGGAGGGCACCCCGGCCAGAATCCCGGCGATGCGGGAGCAGTACTCCCCCGCCGTGAAGGTCTCCGCCCCAGCCTTGATATCGTCCGTGGTAAAGTTGACGATTCCCATGTGGTCGGCCGCCGTGTGGGGGAGCACCGCCTTTTCGGTGTTTCCGCCCTTTTCCCGGCGCTTCTTAATCCAGGCCGCCAGCTCCCCGCACTCCGCCTCGCTCATGTCGGGGGGCCCGGCCACGTAGTCGGCGGAGTAGTTGTCCAGCAGGGCCAGGGCCGGGGCCAGGGTAGCGGCCCCGCTCTCCCCGTCCGGGGGGATGACGGCCAGATACACCTTGGACGGGGTCCCCATGTCGGACCCCGTCATGCACCGCTCCACGTTGCGCCGGTTGGCCTCCCCCAGTTCGGCGGGGATGTCGCTCTCCCACACCACCTCATGGAGGCCCGCCGCCTTGGCGTCCCGCAGAATCAGGGCCACAACGCCCTTTTTGTCCCGGGCGGAGGCCGCCTGCGCGGCCGCGTAAAATTCCTGCTCCAGCTTGGGCAGTCCAATTGCCATGTCATTCACTCCTTACTTTCTGTCTGCTCCCGGGCCGCCGGGCTCCCTCAGCCGCAGGTCCAGGTGCTCCATGGGCGGGGCCTCCCGCACGGCTGCCCCCGGCCGCCCGGCAAACCAGTTGCACCGCAGCGTCACAAAGGCCGACTCCGGCTCCCTGCCCTCTGCCACGGCCAGCACGGACACGGCCCTTCCGCAGCACCGCACATAGCCCGCGCCGAAGAGCGTCAGCACCGCCGCCTGGGTCTCCATCAGCCGCTCGCTGCTGCTCACGTAGTCGTCGTCCTTCTCGTCGAAGATTTCCAGGCTCCACTCGGCGTCCCACCCCTGAAGCAGGGCGTTGGCGTCGCTGGCCTCCGCCCGGGTCATCTGTAGGAAGAAGGACGGCCGCTCAAAGTCCGCCGGGCACACGTCCCGGTAGATGATTCTGTCCGGCCAGCGGGAGCAGATGCGCTCCCCCAGCGCGTCTCCAAGCTCCATCAGCGTCATGCGGGCCCTCCCATCTCCCTGCCCATCTCCTCGCACCAGGCCCTGCTCTCGGCCTCGCAGGCCGCCAGCGCCGAACGCTCGGAGCGGGCGTAGTAGTGGTAGCCCCTTACCGCAGCAACCTTAATCCGGGGCCGGTAGCGGTAGCCCCCGCGCCTGACGGCGGAGGGTCTGCGGATGGCGTGGCCGTTCTCGGTATAGTTGGTGACGGCCCCTGGGCCGTTGGGCCCGGTCTCCGCACCCTCTTTTCCCCCCACGGGGCGCACCGCCGTATACCCCAGCCTGCTGCCCAGGTGGTACTTCTGCCACCCCGGCACCCGGCCGCCGCCGTTCTTCATGCCGGAAGCGGCCGCCTGCTCCGCAGCGGTGCGCTGGAGGGCCTTGCCCAGCCGGTCCAGAAGCTGCCGCTTCCGGCGGGGATGCTCCTCCCGCAGGTCGTCCAGCCAGTTCAGCAGCCGGTCCAGTCCGCTCAAATTTCCGCTCTGCAAGCCTACACATCCTCCCTCCGCTCAATCTCATACTCGTTTTTCCAGGGGTCCAGGGAGTGGACGGCGGTCACGTAGTGCCGCGCCCCGAGCGCGTCCACAAAGTCCCCCTCATCCAGCGCCACCGGCTTGGGTGCCACCAGCACCAGCCCCGCCCCGGCGGCGGCGTGGGTCGCCTCGCGCTCGTAGCGCACGTATTTCTCGGTCAACACCCCGGGGAAGGCAAAGGGCGGACCCACCGTCCGCACCGGCCGGTTGCCCCGGCTCTTGTCCACCGCCGCCTCCCTGTGGCGGGCGGTGCACTCCGTCACCTCCACCACGGCGGCCTGGACGCTGAGCCACCCCCGCGCAGGCTCGGTTATTTCGCTGAGGAACAGGTGCTGTCCCCGCCAGCGGGCGGCCTGGTGGAGGGTCAGGGCCCGGCGGCGCAGCGTCAGCTCCGCCGCCCTGGCCCCGATGCCGATTTTGGAAAACAGGCTGGTCTTGCCGGTCAGCTCCACGGCGGCCCATACCTCGGCGTACTTGATATACTCCCAGCCCCCGGCCGTCTCCGTCAGCCCCAGCAGCTCCACGCGCTCCCGCAGCGCTCCCGCGCTGTTTTTCATCCGTCTCCGCTCCTTTCAGCCCTGGGGCTCGGTCAGCTTGAGCTGGACGACGGTCCGCCGGAGCTGGGGGTTTTCGGCCACGCTCCCGGTCAGCACCGGGTCCCGCAGGTCGTAGCTGCCCAGGGCGATGGCGTGGGCCGCCAGATCGTAGAGGGCCCGCCGTGGGTGCTCCGCCGGGGGGAGGGCCACCCCCGCCCCGGCCAGGTATTCCCGGGCGGCCAGGACGCAGGCCGTCACCACGGCGTCGTCCTCCTCACCCTCCACCCGCAGATACGCCTTGGCGGCCGCCAGCTCCTCCGCCGTCAGTCCCGCCGCGCCCATGCTCACACCGCCAGGGTCCACCCGTTTTCGGCGGGCAGGAAGTCAACCCGGGAGGCCGCCACGACCGCGCAAACAAGGTCCGCGCCCGTGTCGTGCTTGAACTTGACGCCGAGATAGGCCCCGTGCTCCGCGTGGGGCTTGCAGGAGACCGTCACCAGCGCTTCGCTCATGGCCTTATCGGCGGTAAATACCGCGTCCGCCACCTTTACCGCGCCGGTGCCCGCCTCGTCGCCGGCGGCGTAAACCTCCACGGTCAGCTTCTTTCCGCTGGCCACCGGGCCGGTGGCCAGCAGGAACTCCACCTCCCCGGTCTCGGACGCGGCCACAAACCCGCTGGTCTTCTGGGTGGCGGTGGACACCGCCTGGGGCGCGAAGACGATTCCACGGGCCAGCTCTTCAAAAATGCGCTTCATTTCGCTCTCTCCTCTCTCAATCAGGTCCGGGCCGCCAGGGCCACGAAGGGGCTGCGGGTCTTGGTGCTGTTCTTGATGGTCATGGGCTTGTTCGCCTTGGGCCCGCCGTTGCAGCGGAAGACCACCCGGAAGCAGTTCTGGTCGGTCAGGAACTCCACATGGATGGACCACTCCTGCTTGACGGTGCCCTTGGTCAGGAGGATGTACTGATAGGGGTCCACCAGCATAATGTCGCCCTTCGAGCCCAGGGCGGAGCAGTTGTCCTCAAAGAGCACGGGCTTGTTCAGCACCCGCTGGGTGTCGAACGCCCCCAGCCCGCCCTCGGGGTTCCACAGGAACTTGGCCGCCTCGCCGCTCTGGATGGCGAGATAGGGCAGCACCTCCTCCACGTCGGGATGCATCAGCCACACCAGCCTGTCCCGGTTCCGGGGCATGGCCCGGGCCTGCATCTTGATGGCGTTGGCCCCCAGGAAGGACCCCGCCGCCTGGCCGGACTCCTTGTCCACCACGATCATCGCGCCGGACTTCTGGATGCCCAGGGGCTTGCCCACGCCGTCGCCGCACAGCACGGATTCCGTCAGCAGCCGGTCCCCCGCCAGGGTGAACGCATTGCCGAAGAAGCCGGACATAAAGGCCGCGTCCTCCAGCATCTCATCGGTGGCGTAGGCAAAGCCCATCATCTTCTCCAGATCCATCTTCATCTCTTTGAACTGGGGCTTGCTGGCGGCGACGGAGGCCGCCTCGCTGGCCCAGTACATCTGTACCCCGCCGAACACCGCCTTGGAGGTGTCCGTCTCGTCCGCGCTCAGCCAGCGCATGGCGTTGGCGGCGCTGGAGCAGGTGTAGCGGTCCAGGCGGTTGAGCAGGGGGCTCGACTGCACCGCGCTCTCCAGAATCATCCCGGCAAAGTCGGTCTGAAGCACAAAGCCGCCGTCAGCGCCCGTGCCCTCGTTCGCCCCCAGCGCGGCGTTGTTCACCTGGAACAGGCGCTTGTCCTCAATGTGGTTCTTGCGGAAGGAGTAGACCGCCTTGAGCTGTTCGCCCAGTGTGGCGAAGGGCCGGGCCTCATCCCGCTTGTCCTCGGGCTTTCCGCCCGGATCGGGGGTGTGGAGCGCCCCGTCATAGGCGCTCTCCGCCGCCTGATTGCTGGCGGCGGCCAGCTTCTCCAGACTCTGAATCTGGGCGTTGATGCCCTCCATCTGGGCGGTAATCTTGTCGGCCTCCTCAAACTTGTTCTCGCTGACCAGGCCCTCGGCCTGGCTGAGCAACTGGCTCTTCTGCGCCCGCAGCCCGGTGATTTTCTCCATGTAGTCAACCATTTTTGTTGTCCCCTTTCACTTAATAAGTTGCAAGCGCCCTCATCCGAGCCATGGCGCGCCTTGCCAATACCTCCTGGGCCGCTGCGGCCCGCTCGTCCGCAACGTGGGCCCGGTACTTCTCCCGCATGGCCGCCGTCAGCCGGATGCGGCCGCCCGCCGCCGCCACGAAAGCGGCCGGGTCCCCGTCCCCCGCCTCCAGCGGCACAATGGCGTCGATGAGCCCGTACTCCAGCGCCTGGGTGGGGGAAATCCAGATGTTTTTGTCCATCAGCTCGGCCAGCTCCTCGGGGCTCTTGGCGGATTTTCTCGCCGTGTACGCCTCCAGGATGCAGTCCCGGGCGTTGCGCAGGCCCTCGGCCGCCAGCGACAGGTCCTTGTAGTCCCCCTCCGCGCCGCCGGTTGGATTGTGGTAGCAGAGCAGGGCCCCGGGCTCACACTCAATGCTGTTGCAGCCAGAGGCCGCCAGCGTGGCGGAGGATGCCCCGTAGCCCTGGAACAGGGCCGTGGTCTTCCCCTGGTAGCGCCGCAGCAGGGAGCGGATCTCCATGCCCACCGTCATATCCCCGCCCGGGGAATTGATGAGCACCGTCACGTCCTCGCCCCCCGCCTGCTCCAGGGCGCTTGCGATGTCCATGGGGGCGGTGATATCCCGCCAGCCCCAGAATCGCAGCACGTCGGCGGAGTCGTTGTCCCAGAGCTCCCCCCTGAGATTGATGTCCATTTACTCCTCTCCTTTCAGGATAGCCCGCAGCGAACCCAGATTCTTGGTCGCCAGAAACTCCTGGCCCAGGCCGCCGGGGATGGGGTTCTTCTCCTCCTTGGCCCGGCAGTCGTCCGGGCAGTACACGGAGTTTTGCACCATCTTCTCGTAGAACTCCGCCCGGGTCTTGGGGTCGGCGCGGAGCAGCACCTCCACGTTCCCCCGGAGATACCAGCCCTGCGCCCTCTGCTGGGGCGTCGGCAGCTTGTAGGTGTTCTCCTGCTCCCACTGGAGGACGTAGGGCAGCAGCGTGTCCGTCACCCAGTCGATCCGCTGCTGGGCGTTGCTGTTGTACGCCTCCTTGCCCACCTGGAGCATATACTTCGGGATGCCCGTAAACCGGGAAATCTCCTCCACGCCGAACTGGCGGCTCTCAATAAATTGTGCGTCGCTCTGGCTCACCCCGATGGGGGTATACTTCATTCCGTGGTCCAGCACGGCCACGGCAAAAGCGTCGTCTGTGGCGTACTGCCGGAACTCGCTTTTGAGCTTGTCCCGGGTCTCCCGGCTGGCGTTGGTGTCCACCTCCAGCACGCCGGAGAGCCGCGCCCCGTTCTGGTAGAACTTCTTGCCGTACCGCTGGGCCATGCCGTCGGAGGCCACCGTCTCCCGGGCCAGGTCCAGCAGCCCCCGCCCCCGGATGCCGTCATAGCTCTCAAAGAACAGCATGGACAGCTCGTAGGAGGCAAAGGTCCTCTGCACCCCGTCCACGTTGAAGTCGTACCAGTAGAGCCCCGTCGCGCTGTCCCGCCGGACGGAGCAGCATTCCGTCGGCAGCGGGATACGCTCCGTCACCGCGCCGGAGGGGTCCCGCCTGTTCCAGCAGTAGCCCACCCCATGCCAAAAGGCGTTTGACATGACCACCTTGCCCAGCAGGAAGGGGGACATATTGATATTCGGCCGGACCTTCAGCACCCGGTCCAGCGCCTCGTCGCTCACCGACGCCCGGGCGTCCCCGTCCTTTTTGTAGACGCCGAAGGGGATCAGCCCAAAGGCGTTCGTCAGGATGCGGTGGGCGGCGGCCACCGGGGAAAGCCGCTCCGCGCTGGTGGTGTTCACGCCCAGCTCCTCGCCGCTGAAGAACACCTCCCGCAGCCATGCCTGCATATCGCCCCACTCCAGCGTCCGCTCCTCCATGGCGGCCCGGGGGCGGCCCATCGCCTTGCCGAAGAGCATCAGCCCCCGCCCCCTCTCCTGGAGCGGGCCACCACCACGGCGTAAACCGCCAGGCACACCCCCGCCGTCACCAGCGCCCAGGGCCGCCCCAGCAGCTCCAGGGCCGCCAGGACGAAGCAAATACCCGCCGCCAGGAGTAGCAGGTCGTCCAGGTAGGTCCCCAGCACCTCCGCCGTCCGCCCGGGCAGTCTGCCCACAACCGGGGCCACCCGGCTCCATATGTGTTTCAGCTTCTTCAAACTCATATCCCCCAATCCTCGGACAGTACGTGCTCGTTGATATCCGGCCCGGTCGGCATTTTCACCAGCGCCACGGCCATGGCGATTATCCAGGCCACCGTGATGTCGATGCGGCCGATGCTGCGGTTTTTCATGGGCTTCATGTTCTCGTTTCCGTCCACGGCGCACCGCACGTTGCCGAAGCACCACCGGGCGCAGGTGTTGTGTACGTGGCGCATTTCCCGGGCGCGGAGCAGCCGCTCCAGCTCCTTCATGGCCGGGGACATGGAGAGCATGGTCTGGGGTATCTCAATCACCTCCAGCCCCCGCTCCATCAGCCGCTGGGTCAGGGTCCGGGAGAGGTAGGGGTCCACCCCCAGCGCCAGCAGCTTGTACTCCTCCGCCGCCCGGGCCGCCGCCTCCTCCACCTGCACAAAGTCGATCATGTCGCCCTCGCACAGCTCCAGGAACCCGGCCCGCTCCCAATCGCGGTACGGCACATGGTCCCGCTGCTCCGCCTCCAGCACCCCGTCCCCGGGCCGCCACGCCCGGAAGAGGGCCACCCAGGTGTCCAGCCCCTCCTGGGGCGGGAAGAGGAGCACCAGGGCCGTCAGGTCCGTTGTGGTGGAGAGGTCCAGGCCGCCAAAGCACTTCTTGCCACGCAGCCGCTCCAGCCACGCCTCCCGGTCGGCCTTGGCCGACGGCCCCCACTGTGTCTTGTCGTAGATGGTCAGGGGAATCCACCCCACGTCCTTGGTGGCTATCCACTGGTTTAGCCGCAGCCAGCGGAAATTCCGCTCCGCCGCCTCGTTCTGTCTGGCCGCCCGGGCCTCCGCCCGGAACTGCCTGGGCTTGATGGTCACGCCGTAGGAGGGATTGCACAGCTTCCACAGCGCCTCGTCGTAGATGTCCAGCGCGGCTATCCTCTCCGGGTCGTCGCCGGTCAGGACGCTCACGCCGTACATGATGGGGCACCACTGGGGGTCGTCCTCGTCCAGCTCCCGCTCGGGCTCCCCGTTTCGCCACGCCAGGAGCCGCCTGCATTTCTCATGCACCTCCCAGCCGATGCTCTTTCGGTCCGGGTCGTCCCCGGCCGTGGTCAGCACGATCACAGCCTGCTGCCGCCGCGCCGCGTCGGACCCGGTGGTCAGCACGTCCCACAGCCGCCGGTTGGGCTGGGCGTGCAGCTCGTCGATGATGATGGCGGAAAATGAAAAGCCGTGCTTGCTCTCCGCCTCGCTGGAGTACACCTTCATCACGCCGCCGAACCGGGTACGGATTTCCCGCACGCTGTCCCGGCACCAGGCCAGGGGCGCGTGGGCGGGCTTTGAGAGGGCCGTGTGCTCCACCATGAATTTGGCGCACTGGTAGATGATATCGGCGTTGATTTTGTCCGCCGCGAAGACGCCCACCTGGGGCCGCGTCTCGCCGTCACAGAGGAGGTGATACAGGCCCAGCCCGGCGGCAAACTCGCTCTTGCCGTTCTTCTTGGCGATCTCGTCGTACAAAAACCGGCGGTAGCGCACCCATTCCCCGTCGTCGTCCCTAACCTGGACGCCGTAGAACTCCCGGATGGCCTGCTCCTCCCAGGGCAGCAGCTCAAAGGGCCTGCCCGCCCACTCGTTTTGTCCGAACACCAGCAGTGCGAAGAAGTCCATCACCCGCTGCACGGCCTCGGGGCTGTAGCGCAGCTCTGCGCCGTCCTCCGGCGCGGGCACATGGATAAACGGCGTCAGCCACAGCGTCTCAGGCACGGTCCCGCCGCCCCTCCATCAGCGTGAGGAAAGGGTTGGTCTCCGCCGCCTCCTTCTTGGGCAGCAGCACCAGGCGGCACCGGCTGGAGATGGTCAGGCCCATGTCGGCGGCGCAGGCCCGGCACTGCTTGAAGCACCGCTCCTGCTCCTTCCCCCAGGCTGCCACCTCCTCCACGTCCTCGGCGTCCAGGGCGTCGCTTACGTGCCGGGCCGCCGCCGTATACTGCCGCTGGGCAACCAGGTAGCGCCCAATGGTATCCCGGTCCAGCCCGGCCGCGCCCATGTCGGCCTCCAGCAGCTCCTTGGCCAGCTTGCGGAAATCCCCCTTCAGGTACTCCGGCAGCCAGGACGGCGGGCTGATTTTCTTCGGCCTGGGCAGCTTGACCTCCTGGGCGGCCCGCTCCGCCTTTTCCGCCTCGCTCAGATGCTTTTTCCCGTTGGCCTCCAGTACGGCCAGCGGCATTCTCGGTCCCGGCATGGTCTCCTCCTCCTCCCGCGCCGTTTTGTCTCCCGCGCCGTTTTGTCTCCCACGCCGTTTTGTCTCCCACGCCCTCCGCCGCCTGAACTTTCCCATGGGGAGAAAATCCCGCGCCGAGGGGGCCATGCGGTCTTGCACCCCTCGCCCCGAACTTTTTTAGGGTGGGGGGAGGGTTCACGGCAAGCCAAGGGCTTGCCCCTGGGCACGCCTGCGCCACGCGCTCAAGCGCCTGTGCGCCTAAGCCTCGCGGCAATTTGCTATCTGCGGCCCACTAGTTTTTTCGCTGTTTTTGTTTTCTTTCGGCCATTTCGGTGGCCGTCTTGCGGTTATGATGCCGCTCACACAAACTCTGGAGATTAGACTTGTCCACAAAGAGCGCCCAATCTCCCCGATGCGGCGTTACGTGGTCAACGACCGTAGCCCGCACCCGCAGCCCCAATGCTGCGCACTCGCGGCAGAATGGCTCCCGCAGTAACTGGCCGGGCCGCAGTTCTTCCAGCCAGACCTTGGTCCGATACATCCAGCGCCACTCCGCGCTTTCGGTCCTGGCAGCTTTTTTCGGCCTGTGTTCTGGGCACCAGCCATCCCGTGTGAGGTTTGGACATCCGGGTTTGCGGCATGGCCGCAGGGGCTTTAGGGCCACGGGCTATCACCTCCGGGCAAAACAAAAAGCGCCTGAGCCAACACATCCCCGGTTTCCCGGTGGGTGTAGTGGCTCAGGCGCTCGTCGTTGTACGACACTGGCTCAGGCTCTCGTCGATATTCACGATGGATTCTTGCTTGCAGTGCTTGCACCAAACCGGCCAGTTGCGGGCCGTGGTGTCGGGCCGCACCCTCTGCTGGGTAGGCCGTCCGCACCTGGGACAGATTACTCGTCCGTCCTCTGTGACTATTCTACTACTATTAATGCCCTGTTGCAACCCTTTCAACCGCCTTTCTATAGCTTTTCAGAGATGATAATCTGTGTTTCAAGACCGATTAAGGCTGAACTCGCTTTTTCTTTTTCCGCCGCTGCGGTCGTCTTAGTGACTGCTCCTCCTTTATCAATGGTAATAGGTATTTAATGTAAACGAACTCCCCGAACTCGTTTCGGCTCGGTGCAGGGGCGCAAAGGATATAGGCTCCGGGCGGTGCTGTGATAGTCTCGTTATCGGCCATATTACTGACCTCCGGCTTGGGACGGATGAGGCCCAGCGATGGGGTCCAGGTCCTGGCCCCTACATCTGCCTTACCGCACTCCCGGGGCTCTTTTGTCAGGTATTTGGCGACTACCTCATACCCGTCGTCATTGCCGCCAACCTCCAGCGGCTTTATTTCCACCTCGCCCCACTCCCACAAGCTGCGGATCGTGTCGTAATCGTCCCCGGTCCCGTTGAGCACCATATGGTGGTGGAGGCGGCCGCCCTCCGACGATAGCTGCTCCGTTACATAGATGTATTTCGTTGGCTCTCCTCGCAGCTTCCGGGCGGACCGCAGCTTGGCGATAAACTTTTTCATCCGCTCAACTGCCGCTGCCCTGGTCGGTGGCAGGTTGGCTTCGTCATAGGTCAGCGTAACAAACAGGTCCTTGCCGGTAAAGTTAGCTGCCAACAGCACCTCGCATTTTTGCCAGCTATACCGCAGATTGATGAGCTCTTGGGCCGCGCTGGACATCTGCGTCTTATCCGCCCGGGCCTTGGGGCTGTCCTGGAGAGCGGCCACCGTGTACGACACGCCAATGACCAGACGCCCCGCTGTTATCACTTTTTTTCGCTTCGTTTCCCTCTACCTCCCAGACGGGCAAAGGCGGGGCCGTAGCCCCGCCGCCCTTTTTTAGTTTTCTTTGCTATCAAGCGGGTGTTTATGGTCCTGCCCCTCCTCACGCTGCGACGCCTCTGGCGGAAATTCTTCATCGGGGCACGGCCCCTCAACACAGTATTCTGTTACAAGAAAGAGACCTTCCATATGGACGTGCGCAAGGCATTTCCCGTATGGTCCTTTCCAGATGCATTCAGCCATCCCCGCCACCTCCCAGCGCCGCCTCTGCCTCGGGGCTGGCATCGGCATAATCTCCGTTCTTGCAATACCAACACCGCTTACATCGGTCACACGGCTCATCGACATTTTCTGACCGCTGATATCCAAGGCACCAGAGGCTTCCCCCATAGTCCTCAAAGCAATCCGGTTGGGGGTCGCCCTCTTTTGCGGGCGGCGGGTCGATATGCACCCGTCCCTCGTCCCAGTCCTTGACCAGCGCGGTCAGCTCCTCGACGGTGCCGAGGGCGCGGTAGGCTTGCAGCTCGGCGGCCTCTGACCATGTACTTCCCTTATAATTCAGACACGCTTGATAGCCTAAATCGTGTGCCTCATTCAGCGCTTCGTCTATTCCATCCGGCTCCAGCCCCGTGTCCTCGTAGGCGGCGAGGCGGTCAACCCATGGCCCGCTATACTCGGTATCACCGGCGCGCAGACGCCATTTGCCGCCGTCCATATAGGTGTATCGCTCCATGCTCACCACTCCTAACTCCACACCATGTCAGATTTATTTGCTACACAGTCTTTCAGGATTGCCTTAAAATCAGAGAACTTTGCACAATCAGCGCGGCCACAATAGCCGTACAAAATGTTGTCGTCATAGTCTCCAATTACCTTCAAAATTTCCTTACAGGCACCGTATCGGATTTTCCCGCCGCAGTCGCATTGGTACAGGAAGTCGGCAATCTTGATATGTACTTTTTTCTCTGTGACAAGTTTTTCCGTTTCCTGGTCATATTTTTCAAAATACGCCTTTCTAGCTTCGCCCATCATAAACATCACGCTTGGTTCCGATAGGAGTAAATAGTGTTCTGCAAACGGATTTCCGACTAACTCAGCTACTTTATTTCGCAAATTATTAAACCCGCCGCATCCAAGGTCAATACTTCGGCCCGTCTTTTTGCATTCAATCGTTACTCCCATGTTCACGCCCCCCTGCGCGCCGCGCCACTCAAAGTGTCTGCAACCATTGCCACAGTCCATGCAGAACTCCAAATAGCCCTCACCCGGCCTGTATGCTGGCTTTCCGTCAATACAGTAGTGGGCACACAATACGCACCAATCGTCGCGCACCACAGCGAAGCGGATGTCCTCCACCGCCGCGTCCCGTTCCGCCCACGCTCTGGCACGGTCGCTTACCAATGCAGAAACCGTCTTTTTCAGCCGCTCAATCTCCTTGTCCTTCGACCCGTTCTCGGACTGGAGGGCGGTCACGGCCTCAATTAGCTCCGTCACCAGTGCCCGCGACGCAGCGATAAACACCGCGTCCGGGTGGTCTATGTAATCATCAAATCCTTTGTGGTGTTCCTTACCTGGGTAGGACTTTGCCATTTTGTCCGCCCGAACCATGCCCAGCCCGCCGCGCTCAGTCACCGGGCCGGAATACCGCTTAAACCGCTGGAACTCCGGGCAAGCGTCTTGCATCCCCCAGCGGGAAAACTGCATGACGTAATACTGTCCGCTGTGGGCCGTCACCAATTGGCATGTGTGGTGTGCAGTCCTCATGTCCCACATCCACGGTCCCGGGGTTGCCTTTTCGTCAAGGGCCTTTGCCCTCTGAATCAGCTCTTCATACATTTTGCTCCCCCTCCTCCGGCTACGCGCAGTCTTGCCTGAAGCTCTGCGCCAATTCCTTTTTGCTCGGATCAACCTTCACCGGCGGTTTCGCGCCCACGGGCGTACCGTCCTTTTTCCGCTTACACCCCTTTTTAACCCACGCCAGCCATTCCTTTTCAAACGCCTCCACCTCCGGCGTCCTGGCGGCGTGCCTGTAACCTTGATTCTGCCTGACACGCTCCTTCTGCTCGTCAAATTCCAGCGTGTAGTAAGGCTTTTTGGGTGCCCAGGTGTGGCGGATAAAAAATATTGACGTCTTCCCCAGGGCTACATCCTCCCCATATCCCGCCACGCAATGCCTCAGCAGGGCACCCTCCCGGGTTAAACTATTCTGGTTGGTCGCCGGGGATATCATCAGGGGGCCGCTGACATAGGTATATCTCGCCAGTGCTTTGGCCCGCTCCCTGAATTTACGTGCCAGCGCTTTTGTCCTCACAACCTTTTCCACAGTCATGGCCCGTTCGTGGGCGGCGATCAGGTTGTTGGGCCAGCGGACCTCCGGGTTGCTCAGGTCCCATCCCGCCGCCTCCGCCATGTTCCAGTAATCCACCAGAAATGCCGCGTTCAGCCTGTCGTCTTCGGGCATGTAGTCCACGTACTCATTGTACGGGTCGTTTGCCGCGCCCCACTCCCGGATTGCCTTCAGGAGATACCGCAGTGTCTTCCCTACCGGGGCCCGGCCAATCACCCGCTCAATATCCTCCCCGCCGTACTCGTGCAGCAGCGTGATATCCTCCGGCAGGCGCAACCTGTCCCCGGCGGCCTTGGCCTTGACGTAGACCCGCCAGTGGTACAGATCCCAGTGCTGTTTCCGCATCACACGGAACTCCTCCGCCGTCAGCCCCAACAGTTGCGCCGGGCGCTTCTCCTCAAAGTGAAGCTCCGGCAGCTCCATCACGCCGCCCGGGTTGTTCTCCCAGGTGGAGCGCTGCATCGTTTCATCAAACAGGCGGTCAAGCAGATACCCGCACCCCTGCACCACCAGATTTTCCACTTGAGGGTGATTCTGATAGAGCCGCAGATATTCCACCGGGCTCTTCATCCAGCCCGCACGTCCTTCCGCCATGTAAACGTCCAATTTGCTGTTGTACAGGCAGCTATCCGCCATCAGCTCCGGCGTCAGCCCAAAGACGGATTGCACCTGCCCCCAGGTCTCGCTCCAGTCGCGGGGCTGCCGCCATTCCCGACCCACAGACATAAAATATCCGGCGGTCCCGGAATATGATTTTACCCACCCGCTGAGCTTACAGGCGGAATCCTTCTCAAAGACATAGGCTTCCAGCGGCCTGATGTCATACCGCTCATATCCGCAGCGGTTTACCAGCCTGCGGATTTCCCACCCCGTAAGTACAAGAGGACGCTCCCCCGGCTCTCCAGGCAGTAGAGACGCGGACATAACCCTGGCCTCGTCCGCCGTGAACTCCCCGCGCCCTATCCGCGCTGCACACCGCACGGAAACCGGGCTGCCGCAAATCGGGCAAAGGGTGCTGTCCCCGTTGGTCACTGGCTCCATTCCCTGGCAGACATCGACGTAAAACCCATACACATCCTTTTTAGGAGTCCATGTGTGGTTCGGCGGTGCGTATGGCATAATCATGCTCTGTCCGCACTCCGAACAGGTACAACGGACCGCCTTCATTTTGCGCCCAGGGTTCTCAAACATGGCCTCTATGCCGCCGTCCTGTACCCACGCAATTTCATAGACCAGCCCCGCCGTGTCCAGCTCTCCCCGGGCAAGGGCAAAGCCCAGCAGCCCCTCGGGCGGCTTTCGTGACACCAATTTCCGATAGTCCTTCACAACGTCCGCCCCCTCATAGGAAATCCGACAGACTAATGATTTTCGGCGCTTCTCCGGGCGCGGGCGCTTCTACGGCCTTGGACAGGCCGTAGAACTCCCGGATAATCTTCTCTGCCTCCGCTGGCAGGACGCAGGAGAAAGAGCCGGTTTTGTGCTTGTCGGCGTATGCCTTGATTTTCTTCTCGCATTCGCTCAACGACATAGCCTCAATCTCCAAATCCCGGGCCACCAGCTCAGCCAGGTGGGGCTCGTCGCGCACCATGTCCTTCAACTGCTCCCCCACCATCCATACCGCCGTCCGCTCCTTCGGCTGTTGAGCCCTGATTTTTTCTATCGCTTCCGAAATCATTTTTAGGCCCCCTTACATAAAATCGGTCACTGTCATCCTGACAGCGGGAAGGACGGGCGAAAACAGTCTGTCCAGCGCTTCGGTCCTTACTTCGCGGCTTTCTTTATCTCGTCCGCAGATTACACCGTATCGCCATGTCCCATCCTCGTACATGCGGAGGCTTCGCAGCCACCCGATTTTATCTGACTCCAGGCCCAGTTCCCTCAGCGGGACCCCCGCACCGTTACAAATACAGCGGTCAGGGACCTCAAAAGAGATAGGGGTCTCCAGCACATCACCCCGGTCAAAGAAATCTGTGTGGTAAGCCGCATACCGGGACCGGTTGCCTAATAGCGTCACGCCGTCTAAACCACAACTCCATGCAAACAAGTCCAGCCCAACGAGGTACAGCGGGCCTCGGTCGCCCCATCTCTTATTGTGCTCAAACTGCTCCCCCAGGAGGCAGGGCGCTTCAATCAGCATTTTTCTGGGCCTCCTTTTTCGCCGGGAGCCTGTCTCTCAGCGATGCCAGCATCGTTTCGAGCGCGGTCAGCAGCTTATCATGGTTATTGCCGTCTCCATTTTTCGACAGCATCTGGAGACACCCCAGGCAGCGGTTGTAATCCTCCTGCACTGCCTCAAAGTAGACGGAGAAGGTTGCCAGCTCCTTGCCACCGGCCACGCGGAGCTTTTTCTCAAGTCCGTCCACCTTTTCGGACAGCGCCCGGTTCTGCTCCGCCAGGGTCTTTTCCGTCTGCTTGGCGGCCTCCCGCAGCTCCCGCAGCTTTTCCCGGGCCTCCTTCTCGGCGGTTGTGGCCTTGTCCAGCTTGGCCTGGAGCGCGTCCTCCGCCTCTTTTCGTGCGGCAGCCGCACCCTCGGCTCTGGCCTCATCCAGCGCGGCGGCGTCCAGACGCGCCTTTGCCAGCGCCATCTCCTGCTCCATCTTAGCCCGGGCGTCCTCGGCGGCCTTGGCGGCGGCCTCCGCCCGCTCCTTGGCCTCAAGGGCCGCTTTGCGGTCCCTGATGGCCTGCTCCAGCTCCCTGGCGGTCAGCTCGGAGGACTGCTTCACCTCGCCGTTGACTACATGCTCCCCAGCCATGAACGCCTCCCGCTCAGAGGCGGGCAGCTCCAGCAGCGCCAGGGCCTTTCGGGCCCCCAAATCCGCAACCGGTTGCGGATTTGGGTACTCCCGGGCAAGACGCATAAAGTTCTGCGCCATGCGCTCGGATATTTCAACCCGGTTATTGAGCCAGGGCAGCCACTCGCCATGACTCAGCTTTTCCTTGGCCTCGATGAGACCACGGCCGATCTCCAGGATACCGGCCCCCACCCTGTCCTTTTGGGCGATTATCTCCTCGGTGATAACCTCAATGGTCCTCTCCCGGGGCTGTACATGCGCACCCGCCATAGCGGCGGCAATATTGATAGGGGTACTCATTTGCCCTCACCTCCCAGATACTCGGCCACAAACGCCCTGGTATCCCGTGCAATGGCGCTGCGGGGAGAGTAGGGCATGATACCCCCTGCGGATTCCGTGCCGCCGTCGGCCTTGGCGCTGCGGCGGATGCGGGCGCTGTAGATGTGCACCGGGGCACTCTCGGTAAACTCGGCTATCTTGCGGTCCACGTACTCGTCGCGGTAGTACATGGTCAGCACACACCCGGCTACCCGCAGACCCGGATTGACCGACCGCAGACAATCCACTTGGGCCGCCAGCTCAGCCGCGCCGGAAATGCTGTAGGCATCCGCCTTGACGGGCACGATTATCTCATCGGCAGCCAGGACCGCCGCCTGGGCCCCCGGGTGGATAAACGAGCTGGGGCAGTCGATGATGATGTAATCATAGACGTATTCCCCGCTCAACTCATCCCGCAGGTCCAAAAGCGCCCGCTGGGAATACCGCCCCTTGTTGACGTTGGGCATACCAACCGTGGCAAGGGCAAAATCAGAGGGCAGCACATCCAGCCCACGGACGGAGGAGCGATAGATCAGGTCGTGGACATACTGCATGGGGTCCAGCAGGAGGTCCGCCAGCGTGTTGTACTCTCCCGGCGGCAGCAGGGTCTTGGTCGCGTCCCCCTGGCTGTCCGCGTCTACGAGGAGCACCCGCTTGTCGTGCTCGGTGGCCATGATGGCGGCCATGTTGATGGCGGTGGTGGTTTTGGCTACGCCGCCCTTTAAATTGAGGATAGCAATGGTTTTCATTATGTAAGCTCCTTTACTTTTTGAAGTACAGTGACTCGCGGATGGTCCGTCCGTTGACCTCCGCCTCGACGGTAAAATACCGCCGCTGGGGATGGATGAATATAACGCGCCCAACTACCTGCCGGGGTTTTTGCCACCTGTCGGGCGGCTTGCCGCTCTTCTCTACCTCAAAGGCCGAGGGAATGAAGGTGATTTTATCTCCGACCTGCATACGTGCTCCTTTCCGCCGAGGCGGCCCACGGCCCACTCCAGGGCCTTTGCCACCTCCAAATGCTCCAGGCGGCGCTCGGCGTCAAGGGCGGCCATGCTGCGATGCCGCCGGGCCTCCGCCTCAATCAGCCGTATCCGCCTGGGCTTGTCCATGTCAGGCTCCTTTCTTGCTGTCGTCGAAAGGGTCCTCCACCGGCGCTCCGTCATCCAGGAAAGACGGCTGCTCTTCGCCGTCAAATTCCCACCCATACGCCTTGTGGGGAGTTCCCCCGCCCGATTTATAAAACCGCTTTGACTTTTTATCAAAGTCAAGCCCTATACTGCGCTGTGTCTCACCGAAAAAGCGGTTTTTGAGGATGGTCAGCACCGTTCCCGACTTCGTGCCCTCATACTCGCTGTCTCCGCCGTTGCCGCCCTGGTCGGTCCGCTCCATGGAAAATACGTTGTCCGCCATGTTGGTGATGTCGCCTATCCCGCTCACAGCGTCGTTGTCAAGGGGCTTGTCCGTTTTGCGCGGATGGGCCACCAGATGCACATGGACATCATAACCCTTTGCAAACGACGCCAGCTCTCCGACAAAGTTTGACTGTGCGCGGTAGTAGTCGGAATCCTTAACGCCCTTATACCGTGCTGTCATCAAGTTATCTACCAGAAAAACCTTCGCGCCGTAGCGCTTGCGGGCGTAATCAAACGCTTTTAGGATGCGGGCGATATCATGCCGAGCGCTCTTGCCGATATCGTAGAGCAAGAACCGCCCACGCCACCACTCATCAATCCGTCTTTGTACAAAAGGATTGACACCCGGAATCACTTTGCCGCTCTGCGGGTCCGTGCTCTGCGTGATATTTTTGGGCCCGGCGGCCTGGAGCGTAGCCCAATACTTAAACTTCCACGCCTGCAACTCCCCTGAGTACGCACAAACAGGCACAGCTTGGTCAATGCTCTCCAGCAGCATCTGATCTAAAAAGGTACTTTTGCCCTCTCCCCGCTTGCCGGTCCAGATGGACAGCTCCCCCAAGTAATACCCGCCGATAATGTTGTCCAACTTGGCGATGCCGGTACGCACCTTCGGCATTTTTGATATATCCGGCGGGACTACATCCGCGAGGTCGAGGAGGCCAAAGCCGGGAAGCTCTGTGGTATCCAGCAGGAGGTGATCCAGAGATTTCAGCCCGTATTGGTCCCGCAGCTCCTGGAGTGTCGCGCACTTGCGAAAACCAGAGTCGTTCGCCACCAGCAGGACCAGCCCCGGAAGCCGCTCTCGGGCCTCTGCCGCCATTTTCGTTCTCAGCTTGCGGTCAGGGCAGACAATCAGCACATACGGAAACGACGCCAAAAATTTTTCGCACCGGGGCAGGTCCTCCCAGGTGGCTGTCGTCCGCAGGCACCCGGCGTTGACCTTAACGGCCAGCGCGTCCTCCGGGGTACTGCACAGCCAGAATCCGGTCGGCAGGCTCGGGTCCAGGTAAAACGGCTCATAGGCCAGCCATTCGCTGGCACTGGGAAGACTATTCGACATGGCGCACTTCCTTTCGCTTTAACGGGGCGGCTGTCCCGCCCTTGAGCGGGAACACGCCTGCCCAGCCATTAAGGACAGACTGTTTGATAATCTTGAGTTTGGCCTCCCTATCGCCGCCGGACAGCTCGTCCAGCTCAGCAAGGAGCATCTTGACCGCCCGGTCCGTGTTCTTGGCCTTTGGGCTTAGCTCCCGTATCTCCATGAGGGCCACCATAGCCTCCGTCAACTCTCGGTCCCCCGCCACGTACTCGTTAAGCATGGCGCGGGCCTTGTCACTCAATCCACTCCCCTTCCGCTGGCCCCCCTTGGGGGGCTTATGGGGGGTATTAGATAACTGGTTAGTAACTGTTCCTTTAATACAATCCACCGTTTGGTGAAATGGGTCCCCCGCTTCGGTGAATTGCATTTCACCGTTTGGTGGAATGGGTTTATCTCTCACCGTGTCCGCCTCAATCCCTTGCGGCACAGGCATTTCACCGTTTGGTGGAATGCATTCCACCGTTTTGGGAAAGTAGATGTCTTCCGCCTCTCCCGCCAAGGTGTACCATTTTGTACGGTCGGTCTTATCCTCGTTGTAATTTCCGACCAGGATGGCCCCCTGCTCCTTGCAGTTGGAGATAATGCGCTCCACCTGCCGGACCGTCCAAAATGGGAACCGCTCCGCTATGGCCTTGTAGGTATCGTAGGACCAGTAGCGGCCATCGTGGAAGTTGATGCTGTTGGACCGGTTTTTTGCCAGCCAGAAGGAAAGTGAATGCAGAAAGATGGCCTCATTCACGCCGTACAGTATCGCGATCTCAGGCTTGAATTGGTACTCGTTCACCCACGCCACCCCCTTGCAAAATCCGTCCGTATGTGCTATCATAATCGTGGTTTTCATTATGTGACGAGCTTCTGTGCCCTGGTCCGAGGGTACGGGGGCTCGTCCCTTTTTTGTCCAGGCCGCCGGTGTCCGCCGGGGGCCTCTTTTTACGTCTGTGCATGGTACTCCTCCCCTACCAGATGCCCGCCGCTACCATCGCCCTGGTGGCGGCTTCCTGGATCAGCTTTCGGCCCGCCGCCTTTTCTTCCTCCGTGGGCAGCTCGTCCCGGTGACTGATATAGCTCCGGCTCACGCCGTCGCTTCCGCAGTCGTAAAAGCAGGCTGAGTCCGCCAGGGTCACGCTGCCGTCGCGCTCTATGTACTGTGCAAGGCCGTTTCTGCGGTAGAGCTTCGCCCGGAAGGGTTTGCCCCTCACCGTCTCCATGTGCTCCTCCACGGTCTCTATTACGTTCCCCAGGTCCGTGACCTGGACCCCGAACATGGTCTTTGTCGCCAAGACGCTCACCCCCTTCCGAAAGCTATTCGCGGGCCGGATTGTCCTATACCGGCATGAAATCGCTGGCGCAGTAAACGTCCAGCTCCAGGCCGGAGCGGACAATCTCCCTTACCTCCGCCACAATGGCGTAAAACTCCGGCCGCTCATCATCGTCAATGACGTTATTCTCGGCAATGGCCATGAGACGGTCCAACCCGCCCTTATTCTCCAGTTCTTTGATGCGGTTATGGATGCGCACGGCAATCTCCAACACGCTGCGCGGCTCCAGCTTGGGCACTACGCGGTTCATCAGGGCGCTGCTCTCCCGCAGGTGCTGATATGCAAGGGCTTGATTGTCGTAGCAAATGACCATCAACTCCACCACATCGTTGGATGGGATTCTCGCGCCCGTTTCATACGCCTGCAAGCTGCTAATGCTGATATTCAGCCGCTCCGCTGCGGATTCTTGAGTGTAACCCCGCGTTTTGCGGGCTGTTTTGTAGATATTCCGGTATTCCTCCGGCATGGTAAATACCTCCTCCGTGGGGTATGATGATATTGAGCTCAGCAGGCTTCGTCGATGGACCGCAGGTCCATGGTGCCGTCCTGGCGGCATACGACGATGGCGCAGTCGCCGCTATGGTACACAATGCGGACGGCGTTTTTGGTGATGGGCTCTACGGAGCGCAGATTGCCGTCGGGGTATTCTGCGTCCAGCCAGCGCATGATTCTGCGCAATTCAGGGGTTCCGGCTTGGTACATGTTTATTCTCCTTTCAACTTGCGGCCGCGCTGGGCGGCTCCTGGGGCGGCTTGCGGCCATAGAGGGCATCAATGGTACAACCGAGCAGGTCCGCCAGCGCGGGCAACCTTTCCCCAGCCGGAAATGCTCGGCCAGCCTCCCATTTTGCCACTGCCACTTGCGATACACCCATGGCCTCGGCGACGCGAGTCTGGTTCAACCCTCTTGCCTCCCGCAGCTCCTTGATACGCATTCCACAACCTCCTTTCATATTTGGCTTGTCTCTCTTGTTCCATCGTGATAGAATAACTTTACCTATGGTTATAAGCATAATCTAAGTTCCTCTGAAAGGAGTCTTTCTAAGTGACGCAAAAATTACAATCGGATTTGGAGCGCTTTTTTCGCGTATACCAGAATGATGTGAGCGAAGTTCTTAAAAAGCAGCTTCCCCCAAAAGTTGCCGGGCAGGTTGAACGGGCACTGGATGAAGAGTTTGAATTATTTCGCGTCTCATTGATTAACCGACTTACTGAGGAAATGCCAGATTGATGGGCTTCGTGGTGCTGAGCAGTACTTCTTGAGCTTCCTCCAGCGCGGCTGATGCCTGCCTGTAGGAAAGCCCGCTGGAAATAATTAGCTCTACAATTTTACTGGCAAGCGCAATTGTCTCTTCATCCGATTCTGGTATACGGTATGGCAATCGCATAATTTTGCACCTCCTTTCGCTTTGGGTCTGCACCCTTATCTCTGGTTATAATCATAAATCGTAATTATACGATTGTCAATAGAAAAATCGAAAATATTAGATTTTATTGGGTGGTGATACAATTTGGATGTTATGAAAGTCGTTCAAAATATACAAGAACTCTGCAATAGCAAGGGCGTTAAGCCTACAGTTGCCGCACGCGAGAGTGGCGCAGGCAAAGATTTAATTACTAATATGAAAAAGCGAGGTACTCAGCCATCAATCGAAAAAATACGATTGTTGGCTGAGTATCTCGGATGTAGTGTTTCTGATATTTTGGGCGAAAAAGAAAAAGAGCCCACCATCGTTTCCGATGATGGGCACGCCGCGAAACTTGCGCAGGCGCTACGAGACATTGGCATCGATGTGGCCCAGCTCTCCGAGGCCGATGTCCGCAAGATCGCTAAGCTGGCCAAGACGCTCTTTGAGGAGTAAGGCAATACCCCTTATTTCCTCATCTGTTAGGTTTTCCACGCCGCACTCTTCACAGATAGCTTTGTACAGCTCTTTTTCTTTATCCATATGTATTGCCCCTCCCCTATCTTTGTCTGTGTGCCCTATATTATAGAACGTTCGTTCTATTAATTCCAGTGGCAAACTATATAAAATAGGCGGGGCATATTTGGCAAGCATTTTAGCTTTACAGCTATTGACACTGCCTAAATAGGCTTGGCATTCCCTTGTCCATCCACCACGAATAGCTCTTCCACGGCGCGGTCGAGCGCCCGGCAGATGAGGATTGCAACGTCTACCTTGGGGATGTGCCGTCCTGTTTCAATGTCGCTGACCGTGTGCTGCCCGACTCCGGCGGCCCGGGCCAGCTCCATCTGAGTCATGCCCAGCTCCTTTCGCCGCGCCGCTACCTTAACTGCCATATTTACCATATTTTGCTCCCCGCAATTCTATTAAATCGCATTTTTGAATACATTGTACTCGAAATATGTCGAAAAATACGGCTTTAGCGGAGTGTCGCTAAAGCTGCCTTGATTTCCAACACTTTCAGCGATTATTTTTTGCCCGGCAGGGTCGGGCTATGTATGGTAATTCTTCCGTCATGTCTGGCTTAACTAAATTGTGTAGGTGGTGAAATATAATGGCGGGCATCTATATTTGTTTCGGAAATGATTATGCAAATCCAAATCGGCCTTTCAAAGGAACGAGCATGATTGAGCTTTTAAATACCTATACAGTCGTTGATATCGAAACTACGGGGCTAGATTCACATTTTGATGAAATTATTGAAATAGCCGCGATACAAGTATCAAACGGACAAGAAATTAATCGGTTTAACTCGTTGGTCAAGCCTAATCAAGAGATAAGCACATTCATCTCTGAGCTAACCGGTATTACAAATGAAATGGTGGAAAATTCCCCCGGAATCGATGTGGTATTACCGCAATTTCTTAGCTTTATTGGAACTTCTGTATTAGTCGCACATAATGCAAATTTTGATGTAAACTTTATATATGATTTTACTCGCTTGTTGGATCTCCCCCCACTTAAAAATGACTTTATTGATACCCTGCGTCTTAGCCGCCGTATTTTCCCCAATTGGGATAACCACAAATTGCAAACTTTAGTTAATAATCTTAATATTTCAGATACTGTTGAGCATAGGGCACTCTCAGACTGCGTAAATACGCATCTCTGCTTTGAGTCAATGAAAGGCTATATTTCCGCAAATAATCTCTCTCTTGATACGCTATGGGAGCACTACGGGACTATGTCCAAACGGATACATGCACAAACTGATCAATTTGATCTGGACAGTCCCGTCTATGGACGGGTTTTTGCTTTCACTGGCACGCTTGAGAAAATGCCCAGAAAGGACGCAATGCAACTAGTTGTCAATGCTGGCGGGATATGTGGAGACGGAGTCACGCAAAAGACAAATTTCTTAGTACTAGGAAATAACGATTACTGTAAAGCGATTAAGGGTGGCAAGAGTAGCAAGCAAAAAAAGGCTGAGAAGCTCCAGATAGACGGTTACGATATTACTACAATATCAGAAAATGTTTTTTATGATATGATTGGCGCTGAGAATCTTATGGGAGGGGACTGACAAGCTGAAGATAAAAGTGCTAATCAAATCCGCAACCGGTTGCGGATTTGAATCTGTCAGACAGAGAGGAGCCCGCCATGGACGCCGCTGAATATCTCCGCAAATCCCGGATGGAGGAGGGCATGGACACGGAAGAGGTCCTTGCCCGGCACCGCAAGGCCCTGGCCGACTATGCCTCCGCCAACGGCATCAATATTATAGAGACCTACCCCGAGGTCAAAAGCGGCGAATCTCTCTATGCCCGGCCTGAGATGCTCCGGCTGCTGGAGGACGTGGAAGCGGGTAAATACGAGGCGGTCTTGGTCATGGACCTGGACCGCCTCTCTCGTGGCCGCATGAAGGACCAGGGCATTATCCTGGACACCTTTGCCGAATCGGGGACGCTCATCATCACCCCGGAAAAGACCTACGACCTGTCCGATGAGATGGACGCGGAGCTGGCCGAGTTTAAAACGTTTATGTCCCGCCGCGAGTATAAGATCATCAATAAGCGCTTACAGCGCGGACTGCGGCAGAGCATCAACGACGGCTGGTATGTCGCCAACGCCCCCTATGGCTACCGCAAAATAACTGTGGACCGCCACCCCACCCTTGAAGTCGTCGAGGAGGAGGCGAAGTTTGTCCGTATGATGTTTGAGCTCTATACCCAGGGCTACGGCTGCGTCTCCGTCGCCCGGCACATCAACGCCCTGGGGGCCCGCCCGCGCCGCTCAGACACCTTTACCCGCTCCTCCATTGCCAGGATATTGACCAACCCCGTCTATGTGGGCAAAGTCGCGTGGAACCAGAAGAGTCACATCAAAAAGGGCGTGCGGGGCAACCCGAAGCAAATTACGATCTACAATCCGCCCGAGAAATGGATCGTCACCGACGGCCAGCATCCGGCTATCATTGGCCGGGAGCTGTTTGACAGGGCGCAGGAGATTATGCGCGGGCGCTATACCCCCAGCAAAAATGACGGCACCATCAAGAGCCCCCTGGCCGGTCTCGTCAAGTGCGCTCGATGTGGGAAGAATATGCAGCGCCTAATGATGCACGGCGGCCCATACCTGCTCTGTAACACTGTCGGCTGCTGCGCCAGCGCCAAATTTGAGTATGTGGAGGCGCAGGTCCTCCACCAGCTCCGTGAGATTATGACGGAGCTGTCCCTGTCCAAGCCGGAGGCCGTCCCGCAGAATATCGCCCCGCTGGAGGAGTCCCTGGCCATGGTGCGCAAGGAGATTGCCTCCACCGGCAGGCAGAAGGACAAGCTCCACGAGCTGCTGGAAATTGGCGAGTATGACCTCCCCACATACCGGGAGCGTATGGGCAAGGTAAAGGACAAGCTCTCCGGCCTGGAGCGCCAGGAGGCGGAGCTCAGCCGCGCCATACGGGACGCCGACCGCGCAGACCCTCCAGCCGTGGCAAAGCAGATCCGAGCCGTCCTGGACGCCTACGACGCCGCCGACGCCGCGAACCGAAACGCCCTGCTCAAGAGCGTGGTCAACGTCATTTGGTACACCAAGGAGAAAAAGACAAAGCCCCGTGATTTCCAGCTCAAACTGGACGTAAAGGGCTATTTGTAAGCGTTCGTCAATATGCCCAATCCACAAACTCTTGCGGCGCAATGGGTTCAAGTTTCTATAAGGTGCTATATCCTGCGACAAGGACTGTATCGAGGATCTGCGTTTTTACCCCACCCAGAGCTCCCAGTGCGCCATTGACCGGGCCATCTCCATCAAGGCCGGCGCAGCCGAGCTCCTGTACGTGTACATCGACGTGGAGCCCATCGGCTTCAACCGCGGCTTCTACACCGTGGACGTCCGCTATTTCTACCGCGTGACCGCCGACGCCTTTGTGGGCGCCGCCCGGCCCGTGCAGATCTGCGGCCTGTGCGTCTTTGACAAGCGCGTCATTCTCTTCGGCAGCGAGGGCAACGCCAAGGTCTTCTCCTCCGAGGTCGTCTTCGACGGCCTGGACGAGCAGAACATTATGAAGAGCAATCTCCCCACCGCCGTTGTAGAGGCGGTGGACCCCATCGTGCTCAACATGAAGCTGGTGGACGTCTGCGAGTGCCGCCCCTGCGACTGCGAGCTCACCGAGATCCCCCCCTGCATCTGTGCCTGCTTCGGCAGCGACCTGTGCTTCGGCAACGACGGCAAGCGGGTCTATGTCACCCTGGGCCAGTTCTCCATTATCCGCCTGGAGCGGGAGACCCAGCTCCTCATGCCCGTCTACGACTACTGCATGCCCGAGAAGGAGTGCGGCTGCGGCGGCGGTAGCTGCGAGGACGACCCCTGCGAGATCTTCCGCCATGTGAAGTTCCCCGTCAACGAGTTCTTCCCCCCCAACGCCATGGGCGCCCCCTGCGACAACTACCAGAGCGTCAAGGGCTGCTGCACCTAA